ATCATATTTATATATCAATATTGGATTATTACCATTTTGCTTAGATTCTCTAACGGTTTGTTCCCACCAGTCAAATAATGGAGATGTTGCATTAACAAGTATTTTTGAGCTTAAATGATCTTCTTTATAATGTTTACATTCTATAGTATATAAGTTTTTTTCTCCTGGCACAAATAAATCACCCTTCATACGAAACTGTGCCCCAAGAGCTCCACTAGCTGGACAGCGTTGCCAGTCTAGACCAGTATTTTTTTTAAGTATATCTCTTATTTTATACTCTGCCCTACTCCCTTTCTGGGCTTGTTTTGATGTCATTCTATTATACTACCTCCTCTATCTTTCTTAATATATAATTTATCTAATAAAGGATGTGTATATGTATGAGATACTATTAATGTATTCAAATCTTTTTCATTTAATAGTATATCTATCAAGCTTTCTTTACCTATATCATCTAATACACCTAATATCTCATCTAGAAATAATAAATTAATCTTAGTATTACTAAGTGAAGACATTAATGATCTTATTGCTAATAATGTTGATACATTAACTCTAGATAATTCACCTGTAGATAATGCTGAAATATTTATATCAATACCATTATCAATTATACCTATATTTATACTATCACTTTTTAATATAAAGTTTATTTGAAATCTACCAGAAGATAAGTTTATAAGATACTCATTAATTTTATCTTGTAAATCTTTAACTAAGAAATCAATTTTATAACTAACCAAACCTTTCGTACTAAATACATTTTTTAACACATTTAATTTAGATTTAACTTTTGAAGATATAGTTAATTTATTATTAATATCAATTAATTGATGTTTATTTTTTTCTAATTCTACTAATATAGTTTCAACTTTAGTATTATGATCAGATACTTCTCTGTTGTGTTTTATTATTATATTTATATCATGTTTTAATACATCATATTCAGATTTAGTTTGTCTAATAGTTTTTTCTAAATCATCTTTAATATATGGTATAGTTGGTATATTACACAATATTTTTGATTTAGAATCATTGTATCTATCATGCTCTGCCTTTAATTCTTTAAAATTCTTTAATAGTATATCTTCTGTATCTATTAAGTCATTGCATTTAACTAGTCTTTCTTTCTTGCTTTTTAAATTTGCTGTAACATCAAGTAACATATCTTCCTTAATATTAGTATCTATAGGCTGTAAACAAGTACTACAAGTAGAATCACTTAAACTATTTAAGTCTCTTATAATCTTATTATAATTTAATATATCTTTATTTAATATACCTCTTTCAATAACTAAGTCTTCATTTTTTATAGGTTTATCACCTAATTTTTCAGGCTTTATAAATTTATCAAATATAATTATAGCTTTATTATTTCTAATTATCTTATCGTTTTCCCTATCTATATTAAATATTTTATCTTTTAAATCTTTAATATCACTAAGCATTATATGTAATTTAGAATCATCTAACTCTTTCTTCATTTGTTTAATAGAAAAATTAGTTTCTCTGTGTTGTTCAATCCAACTAGTTATAACTGATTTTTTTCCTTCTAATTCACTGTTTATTAGATTAGTTTCATTAAATGCTCGTTTAAATGTTTCATAATATTCTGTATAATTATCTAAATTAAATAAAGATATTAAAAACTTCTTTCTAGCAGAATCGGCTGAAGTCAAAAATTCTAAACCATTCTTAGAGTTTTGGTAAACAAGTTGTGTGAATGTTGAAAAATCTATACCTATTATTCTTTGTATTTCTTTAAATGTATTAGTTGCTGTGTGTGAGCTAATATCTATATCATTCTTTATTAAAGTTATTTTAGCAGAACTTTTTCTACTTAATTTAATAGTATAATTATCTATATCAACACTAAAGTTTAATTCTGCATATAATGATTTAGCACTTCTATTCATTATATCTGCTTTTTTAATTCCTTTAGAATTTTTATTATATAACACTTCTTCCACTATTAATATTATAGATGATTTACCAACACCATTAACACCTAAGATTTGTGTTAATATACTATTTTCAAAATCTATATAATTATTTTCACCATAACTAAACCAATTGCTCCATTTTAAGTTTTTAAGTATAATCATTGAATACCTCTATAATATCTATTGTGTCATCTATATTCATAACTTCTCTGAGATATAAATCAAGTTCTTCAACTATTGTTAAGCCATCAAGTTTCAGTTTAGATTCTTTATTACTTTTAACAACTTTTCTATCTATTAAATCAGAATTAATATTAGACAACTCTTCAATATTACCTTTAATTTCAAATATTGTATGATCATACTCAGTTGGTATAGCTTCACTTTCAGAAGTAATAGTTTTCCTAATTAATTGAGGTAATTTTATAGGTATAAAATCCCAATTTAATGTTTCTGTATCACAAATTATTACACCATTTGTTATTGGTTTTCTATGAAATGTTGTAGATAATGGGCTTCCTGGGTATATTATATTATATAGTATATTTTCTTCCTCAAATGATGCACTATGATCATGTAAATCACCAGCAAGTATTAAATCCCATCTATTAAATTTAGATAAATCTATTTCTGGGTATACATATGGTGGTATACTACCTCTAACGTGTGTAAGTAATAGTTTGTTATTATAATCTTTTGGGTCAAATGTTTTTAATTGTGTATAGGGTATATAATCTATTCCATATTTAACTGTAAATAATCCACAATTAGTTATATTAACTAAATTATTTATAGCATATGTAGATTCTTCTAGTTTTTGTAACCATGTATATCCACGCTTACCAGCTTCATGATTACCATCAAAAATATAGGTAGGCCTAGTAAATTCTTTTATAAGTTCAAAATATAAAGTTATTTCTTCAAGATTAGGTAGTTTATCAAAAATATCACCACCTATTACTAATATATCATAATCTAATTTTTCTATCTCTTTTATTAATTGTTTATATCTGGTTTTTTGCCATTCTTTTGGTACATTCTTTTGTCCAAGTTTTATGTGCCAATCAGCAGTAAATAATAATTTCACCAAACCTCCTTTTAGTCAATATATGTTTCATTTATTCATAACCTCAAAAAAGTTACTGATAGTATATATCAGTAACTTTTAATTAATATTTAATACTTCAAGAATTAGAATGAAATATCATCATCAAAATCATCCCCATCCTTACCGTCTTCATCATCATCTTTGGTAAACCATATACGTTCAATATTTTTCTTTTGAGCGTCTGGTGTTTGCCTAGGAAATAAATCATCAATAGAAGGTTTTTCTGCTAATTCTTCTTTTTGTTCAGTTGTTAATGCTAACTGCTTGCACCCAAGTACATCAACAGTATACTCAACGTTAAAAGTTTTGGGTCCTGTTTTTGTTCTAGTAACAACTATCTGCATACCTGTATCAGGATCCGTAGGATCTCCCCAATGTTTAGCAGAATTCTGTTTTATAGCTTCAAACATTTTCTTACGTAAAGAAATAACTTTTAACACTCCTTGGCTATTATATGCTTGAACAACATAAGACCACTTACATTTAATATCTGGAAAATAATCTTGAAACCAATCTTTTTCTTTATTATCAAATTCTTCAATATCTCTATTAAAACCTAAACATTCTATAGCTATAGAAGAACCTGTAGGAGAATTATTCCAATAAACATATCTTGGTAATACATCACCAACTAGGCGAAATATATTATCACCTTCTACAAACTTATAATAATCAACTTTTTTACTTTTTGCCGCACCGGCTGTGTCATTAAATTTTAAACTCATTTTAATTTTTCCTTATTTTAATTTCCGCATAATTATTTCAAGTAATATACTACGGTATTATACTACTTATTCTTCGAAAGTAAATAATAATCTATCATTTACTATTTCTATAAAAGGTTTTAATCTATCAAGTCTTTTAATAGGTATATCTTCAATTCTTTCTAGTCTTACACTTTTATCATTATATAAATTATAATTACTAATATCTCTAAAACTAGCTATTTTTATTATTAATGCTTTATCCATAGTAGTTAAAGCCCTAGTGTTTAAAAAAGTATATGGATTACATAAATAATTACACCATCTACTGCTATCCAATACTTTCTTTCTACCGTGTATTTGAAACTTTAACCAATCTTTATCATATATATAGTAAAATAACTTTACAACACCATATTGTTTGCTCTTAAATTGACTACTAATTCTATATAAATCATTAAAATTATATCTTATTACTATCATATATATACTTCTGTAATATTATAACCTTTATCATAATAATACCTTTTTCTTGTTCTCCACTGATTTCCACCTGTATCTCCTTTTAATATTATATCTATAATTAATGGTTTAAGTTTACCTTCATGTAATCTTATTATTCTACCAATAACTTGTTCTAATACTATATCTGAACTAAATGGTGTGCACAATACCAAACATGATAATGGATTTACAGATATACCTTCGCTCATTACTTGAGTTGACCCATAAATGATATCAGTTTTATTATTGTATATATTAGTTATTACTTTATTGGTATCAGTACTACCACCAATAACAAGTTCTGATCTATTAGATAAATTATTTAATTTTTCTAATAAACCAACTCTACTGGATATACCTAATACTTTATGACCTAAACTAACATGGTATTGTATTGTGTTTAAAATTAATGATACATAATCCATATTATCAATTAATGCTGTAACTCTGCCTTGCCATGAATTAGATCCTGGTAACATAATATTTGAATGTATACCTAAAACTTCCGGCTCCATGGTATGACCAGAATCCATTTTTCTTATATCAGAGCTTAAGTAATTGGTTATTAAAAATTGTTTTTGATCTTTTCTTTTAAGTGTTGCACTAAGTCCTATCTTATATCTACTACGAAATTTATCAATAATACTATTAAAAGTTTTGGCAGGCGCGTGATGACACTCGTCGACTATCAAAGTACCAAATTCATTAAATAATTTTGAATCGGCTTTACTATCTAAAGTTTGCTTCATTGCTACAACTATATTACTATCATAATTAAATATACTATTGCCAAGTATGCCAGGTGTAATTTGTAATATATTTTTTATTTCTTCAACCCATTGATCCATTAGTTTCTTAGTATGTACTATTACTATTGTCTTTTGACCTAACTTTTCAACTAAAGATAATGCTGTTATAGTTTTTCCTTCACCACAACCAGCATTTATAATGCAACTATCTTCAACTGTATCATACACTTCCTTCTGCGATTCACGCAGGGTCAGTGATTTAGTCAAGTGAAAATCACAAATATTGTATATACGTTTATTTATTATCTCATGTGTATCTGGTATTAAATCTAATCTACCAATAGGTATAGTTAATGTTCTTTCATTAACTATTCTAAAATCATACAATTTAACATATCTTGTCTCATAAGCACCAACTTTTATAGGTACTGTATATGTTAATTCTTTTTTAATTTTCTTAGCTAATTTTTCATCAACTTCTATGAAAATTCTATTACGTAATATAGCAATCAAACTTTTCTCCAAGTATCCTTATGTTCAATTGTATCAATATCATAAAGAACATAAATATTATTAACTAGCAATAATATTAAATATACTTCCGTAAGATTAGAATAATTAGACCAATATGTATTTGGTATTTCAAAATTATTATCTAAGCCTGATACTTTTACTAACACATAGGTAGAGTATTTCTTGGTATTTATAACTTTTCTACAAATTAGTTGATGCATCTTTTTCTTCAAATATTTAAAAAGTTTACCAGTAGAATCGACAAAATATCTATCAGATATTAATCTTTTTCTAGTTTCTTCTATTAATTCAGGAAATATAAATAATGTCTTCTTAAATATATACCTATCTTCTTTAGGTATTTGTAATCTTCTAATACCTATAGAATCACCTTTTAGGTTTATATTATCTATTATTGATGTTTTACCATAATGATCTATCCATGTTATCCCAGACTCTTCATAGATATGTGATGATTTACCAACTAAATATACAGGCCATTTTATATCCTTAATATTCACTTAATTCACATTCTATATTTAATATAGCTTCTTCAATATATGAAGTATAAAGTACAATGTCTGAAGAAGTTCCAGCAAATATTAGACTAGTTATAGCACTAAATATAGATTCCGAAAATAATGAACTATCCATCATTTCTAAATATTTTTCAGCATTATTATTTGAATTTAGTATCCTTTTATTCAACATTCTTTTCATATAATATAAAGCTTTATTTAAATCACTAATTACTTCACCCTTAGGTCTTATGTTATTGGATCTATATAAATATTTAAAAGCATTTCCACAATTAAATGATAATTTTAATGCTTCTATTATGTCAATACATTCTATCTTGCATACATTATAATAATTAATTTTTTCATAATCAGTGCTCACTCATCACCTATTAATCTAGGTATTGGCCCATAGCTAGTTGGGCTAAATGATGTTAAAGCTAAATCAGTTTTATTGTCAAATATTTTTTTCAATTCAATATAAAGTGCTCTAGCCTCATCCATAGTATATTCTTTATCATTTATTTTTATTTTAATCTCTATTTCCATTATATATTTTCTCCTATATATGCAAAATCATCTTTATCTTCTAAAGCATAGCTCGACCCTATTTCTATATCAACTTTTATAGGTGTACCTTTTATAGATAAACCTCTATCTTTTTGCATAAATTCTTTTAGTTTTTTACTATATAATTCTAATTCATTATCGGGTACTTCTGCCAATATACTATCATGAACCATGGCAAATACTTTAGCTTTCATATTATTATTTTTAATATAATTAACTAAGTCTATGCAAGCTAATAAATTTATATCACTACTAGGTCCTTGCACCAGAGCATTTACACCACTTCTAATTTCATGATCCCTAACTTGCCTATTTGTACTAAATACATCAGGTAATCTTCTTTTACGTCCAAAAAATTGGTATATATAACCATTACTTAATATATCTGCTTTTTGCTTTTTAAGCCATTTTTCTAATATTTTAAACTTCTGCAATATAGGTTCATTAAAATTAAGTTTATATAAAATTTCAAAACTAACTGTCTTAGCTGATTGTCTTAATTCACTATGAAATTCTTTAATTTCTTTATCTGTATATGGTAAATCATACTTATACTTAGCTATCATAGAGTGATAATCTTCACCATTTCTAAAAATTGATTGTAATATAGGATCACCAGATAATACTGATACTATATACATTTCTGCTGTACCTAAATCTCCAGAAACTATTTTCCAACCATCTCTTGCTTTAATACATCTTTTAGGTGCTTTATTTTTTCTAGGTAGTTGTTGCATATTTAAAGTGCCACTACTAGATAACCTACCTGATGTAGTAGTTTGTAAATTAAAATTAGTTCTTAATCTACTATCTGTGTCAAGATGTAGTAATATTTTATCAATATATGTGGATCTTATTTTCTTGTCTTTAGCTATCTTAGACATTAATTTAGGTAATTCATGTTGATTAGCTAAGTCTTCCATAACTTCTGCATCAACCGATAATGCACCTGTAGCTGTTCTCTTACCTATACCTTTTAAGTGTAACATATCGAATAATATTTCTCTTTTATGATATGTCGAATTGGTATTAAATATCTTATTAGTATTTTTCTCAAATTCATGTATAACTGAAAAATCATAAATACTACTTTCTAATTCAGATATATCTGAATCTAATGTATCTTTTTCTATTTTTAATTGTTCTTTAGAAAAAGGTACTCCATTATCTTCTATAATTAATAATGCTTTTGTTCCAGCTATTAATAGCTCTAAATATACTTTCCATAATTTTAAGGTATTATGTACTTTATCAAAAAATAATTTAAATAGTTTATAAGTACCTATAGTATCTTTACCAGCATATTTACCTAGTATTTCAAAAGGTATTAAAGCATATGTAAATTCTTTTACTAATAAACCATGTTTTTTGCAATAATCTTTTTTATATAT